AAGCCGACCCTGGGCCAGTATCCCTTAAAAAGGTAACTGGCACCATACCGCTATTATTAACAACAATATCTTTGTTGATAATTAAGCTTTCAGGGACTGGCGCCCCATCTTTTTCGGTGATCGGACTACTTGAACAACCAAACAAAAATAATGGCATTACAATATATAATAACTTTACCATAAGGACTCCAAAGAATTAAATTGGTAGTTATATTATATTAGCAATAGTTAATTAGTCACGCACACATAGCATAATTTAGTTAAAAACTTGCTCAAAAGGTAGCTCGTAATCAATATATACGCCGTTATCTGTGCTAGTCCATTTGCGGCA